GGCCGTGCCCCCCCTCAACAATGCACCACGGGGTTGAGGGACGATCAGTATAGCACGCAGTTGCCCAATGTCAACGCTCAGTCACCACAATATGCCCCGTCAGCGTCACAGCCGAGGAGCTGGTGTTCTTCAGGAAGTAGTGCAGGTTGCTACCCGTGTACAGGCGGATGCCCGGATCCGAGTACTGGTTGACCAACGCCACATTGACTTGGCTAGCCGACACCACCATGAGGGGTCGAGCTACGATCAGCGACACCGCTCCAGCAGCCAAGCTCGTGCCCAAGGTGATCGACTGGATGCTGCGTACACCCTTGCAGCCTGCTGCTAGTTGGAACCAGACCACATTGCCCAGCACGGGTGTCGGAGGGATCTGGTCGCCAGCGATAGCCGACAGCGTAGCCGTCTTACCTGCGACACCATCGCTGTTGGTGTAGCTGACCGTACTGTTGCTAATAGCCGCTGCGTTGGTGTTAGCGGTCGTGGTCACCAGACCAATGATGTAGCCTGCGCCGTTTGTGCTGCCGTCTAGATCACGCGCAGGGAAGGTTGGGGTCGTAATAGCCTGAGCGGTCGTCGTCGTCACCACGAGGCCCGTATTGACCCACACGATGTCCGCCAGCATGATCGTGCAGAGGGTCGTCGTAGCCGCCGCAGCCTCGGTGATGTACAACTGACCAGTCGGTGTCCAGAGCGGGAGGCAACCGTTGTCGGCTGCTGTCATGCCGTCTGTCACTCGACCGTTTAGACCCGGAGTGCCGGGCGACCAAGCACCGTTAAAGCCTGCGTCCTTCCAGAACGAGTACCAGTAGGCTGTGCCCTCGGTAGCTGTACCGACCTTGTTGACCCCAATGACCCTACCAGTCACCCCAACATTGGACGGGTTGTTGACTTTCTTGTCGCCGCTAGCGTCAAACACGCACCACTCGCCGCCGTCTGTCCATTGCAGGGACTCTCCGGCAGACAAAACAGCCTTGAACAAGCAGTACTCAGTACCGCTGACATCCTTCTTAACCGTCACGGTGTTAGCCGTAGTCGCATGGCGGTTGAACACCGAGATGCTCTTGATTCCACGCTGGGTAGACGCAGCAGGTGCTGCCACAATCACGGTCGTACCGACTGTGTTGATCGTGCCCTGACTGTCCGCAGGCGTGAACGCGCTGGTCGTCATGTCCACATACGACACCGCATAGTCGATATCGGCTGTGCTGCTGGTCGTTAGCTCAAGTACTTTGGTCGTAGCGTCGAGTGTAATTGCCATGTTAGAAGCCTCCAAAGGCCATTCGGGCCATAACTGCTGGTTGGTTTAGTCCAGAGCCACCCCCGCCTCCAGCAGGAGCAGCCCATGTACCGTCTGCGCGTAAGAAGTTAGTTGTACCACCTCCGCTGGCTGGGGCTACTCCGGCTGCTACGCTGGTAAACACAGGAAGCTGTGCGGGTGCAACCTTAGCCGATCCGTCGAGCCCTGCGTATCCGCTAGCAATGTTCTTGTTGCTGTAGGTCTCGACACGGCTACCGTTGGCTCGGACAAGACCAAGACCTTTAGCAAGGATATCTACACCAATATCCGTGTCCGTACCGTCAGCCGACACAACTACAGGCGTTCCCGTATCAGAGTTGGTAGCAGTCAGGTAGTTAACAGCGAGACCCGACACGGTGTCGTCAAACCGCAGCACCGTATGGCTGTTGGTCGGGTCAATGACCGAGTTAAGCGGCAGATCGAGCGGAATAGCCTCCGCTTCCAAGACTGCGATGCGTGTTTCGTGGTTACCTTGTACGCCCAAGAACTGTGTCTCAGCCGATACAAGAGCGGGTTGGTTTGTGTTGCGCGGTAAAGCCATAGGGTAGGTGGGAAAGCTGGGAGGCTCACAACCCCCCAGCCCACCTCACTTTCTTAGATATACCAGTTGGTTGGGAACGGATAGGTCACTTTAGGCAAGGTAGTGTCCGTCTGGGTAGCAACCGGATACTGCCAGCCAACCCGAAGCGTCTCATTAGCTCGCGGGAAGTAATCGCCGTAGTAGCACGGTGACGGACCAGTCAGCGGTGCGTTAGCAGTCACCGACTCCATCCAGCTTTCGATATCGTCGGCAAGTTCGATGGCCTTAGCCTTCAATGCACCGCCGCCAGTATCGGTAACTTCCGTGTCAAGTGCACATCCATAACGGAATTGAACCTGACTGTCGTACTTTTGAATAGTACGCTGAACCATGCGCATCAGAATGTCGTCATGGGGATCTACGGCAGGCCACATGCTGCCGCCGTTGTAGCTGGTTGCCGTCTTTTCGTCGTAACGGACGCTCAGACCGCCAAGGTTGACAGACAACCCTGAGCCGCTAGCCGTAACAGTGTCCGGAGTACGAGTGCCGGAACCACCGTAGTAGTCACCAACAGTGTCTCGCACGCAGCTTACGGCGGTAAAGGTATTCAAGAACGCACCAGTTGTAGCATCGCGTTGCTGGCCGGGCAACAAGCGGTAGCTTCCGCAGTACAGATCCTGCGAAGGCGTAGTTGCTGCCGTTACTGCACCAGTACCAGAACCGTTGTTGACCTGAGTAATGCGGATCTTCAGCTTTTCAGAGCCACGACCCACAGTACCGTCAACAGAAATCAAGGTACCAACATCGGACTGAGTAAACCCAGAGCCTCCGTTAGCAATTGAGACAGCCTGTCCCGGAACAAACCTACGGCTGTACTCTTGACCGATGAACTCATAGAAATGATACATCGGCGGCAAGTACTTAAGGTTCTGATGGTTTTGCTCAAGGTACCACAGCAACGAGAGCTGCTCAGTGTGCCAGCTAGGCAACGCCGCCAACTCTTTCGTCGAGTGCACGCCCACATAGCGCGTGGTGTACCCAGTGTCGTTGATAGACTTACCAGCGTTAGTTACAGAACTGCCGTAGAATTCTTGCATGATTCCCGTGTTCAAGCGGAAATCCACGCAGCCAAAGTGATTGATGATGCCCCTAACGGTAGAGTCAACACCCGGCTTGATGCCAAACTGCGTGCGGAACGAGGTCGTCAGCTTGTTGCTTTCAAGCGGGCCGCTGATCTGCGACATCATCGAGCGCACAGAACCAAACGACGAACCCATCAAGAAGATACGGTTCGGGTCGATTCCAAACTCATCAGCACGCGACTTCAGCACAAGGAGGAACACCTTGAGCTGCTCAAACATAGCACCAGCCGTAACAGGCTCGTTGTCGTTCTGCACAGCCCACGGCAAAGCAGCCTGAGAGTGCAGTTGCGCCAGCTCATCCGCTCGGCGGTACGGGTAGGTGATGTCGTTCAGCGGGAAACAGAACTGGGGCGTGTTAACGCTAATCACTGCGTACTTAGAGAACTTAGACGCAGACAGCAGGCGGCTAAGCATAAAGTTGCCGCTCTTGCTAGCGACAAACGGCATCTTAGCGTCTTCCTTGTTAGCACCGCCGCTGTGGACATACACAAGGCACGGGTTCTTTTCAGTACGAGTGCCGTTGGGGTGTACCTTGTAATGGAACACTTGGGCGGAATAGTCTCCTCCCCAGCGTACATCGACCGCATCGCGGCCACTTGTGGTTACATCAAATGTGATATCGGGCATGTCAGATGCTCAGGTAGGAGGAGTTAAGGGTGTTGGGGGTGCGGTTGTTTTCGGGAATGCACCGAGCAATACCGCTACACACAAGGATGCGGTAGTTAGTCGGGAACCCGATTCGACTGATGGCAGGGGCAATCTTTACACCGTTTGTGCAATTGATGCGAGAGATTGCCAAAGCATCTGAACGGACGGTGTTTGTGCCGTCAGCAGTTAGTGGGGTATAGGCGTTGTTAGCAGCCACGCTGTTGTCATAAACGCCGCTGTTCGGGTTAACCCACAAAGTTGAGCGCGTCATCTGCTTCCACTCCATGTACGGCTCGGGAGCATTATACGCCTGATTAGTTACCTGAACAGAGAAGAACGACACAACACAGTTCCAGTGCCAGATGGTTCGAAAGCCAGCGGCTGGGGTAAAGGTTGCACTCGGAATATGCGTAATCAGGTTTGCAGCCGTAACACTAGACTGACGGGCTGCTTTGTTTGTGGCGTATTCAAAAGTACCAGCCGAGTTGCGGAAAACAGGAAGTTCTTTAGTAAGGTCGGTCTCCGCCCACAACTGAGGGCGAATAGTTCCGGCTGTAGCCGTAGATCCACCCTCACCGATGCCGTAGATGTTAAACTCGACCGCAAGGGGCCACGAGTACAAGTCTTGCGGCAGCAGTGTGATGGGGCTTAGGAAGCCAATCTCTGCGTTAGGGGTGGATGCGACCGTCTCTACAGTACCCGCCATCCAAGTGCTGGGGGTACCTTCAAATACTGACGAATGCACATGCTGTGCGTTAGTGATCTGTTCCCCCATGGGACCAGACTTAAAGCGAACGGGTTTCATTTTTCTCCTTGAGAGAGAAGGTTGGTGGTGAGGTGGGGATTCTGAATCAAAATAAGCGGGATGAGCTGGTCAAGGCACCGAACCTGCCGCTCGGTCAGGTTCAGCTCGTACGCCGCCGAGGCAGCGTGCAGCAACTCATGGAACAAAGTACTAGCAACTACGCTCTCGTCCTGCAAGCCTAAAATGATCTCAGGCTTGGGACAGTCGCTGAACTGCCCAAACTCTGCCAGCTCCGGTACAATGCGTACAGGGATGGTAACATGACCGAGGTAGAGATTTTCTAGGTACCATGCCTTAGTTTTCTTAGTAGACTTCTTAGCCATAGGGGTTCTTGAGGGTTTGTAAGACTGCTAAGTTACTTTAAAGTACTTAAAGTACCTAGAGAGATCCGGGTATACTTACTACTGACCTAAATACTTCTGTTGAAGATTACCAATCCATCCTGTATGATGTTTCTTATTACTACCTACAGTATGTTTTAAGAAGATTTCTAGTTCCTTATTCTTTCTCTCTTCTTGTCTTCTGTAAATACTTTCATCTACATCAGATCCCATCTTCTCTACCCAATAGTTAATAGCAATAGATAGTGCGTCGATCCTGTCGTCGTGCACAAGACTGCCCCTATCTTGAGTAATATGAGACAGTTGGAACATAAGGCTGTACTTCAGCCTTTGCTCTACCCCCAGTGTCGCATCGTCTTCCCGTACGAATGACAGGTCGCGCTCAATAAGTTTGCGGTCTACGATTAGCCGATGCTGGTTCATAATCGGCTCAATGGTCTCGATAATCCGCTTTTCCTTCTGAATGGAGTGTTTTACTTCTGTAAGGGTACACGGGTGGTGTCGCTTCAGAATCGGGATAAACAACTGGCCCCACATACCATCGCCATAGTTGGCTTCGTGGACAATCTCGGAGACTAGGTACCTTTTAGCGATCAGCGCCAGCTTGGTAAGGTTGTCTTCGCCGTAGCCACCCCTGATGCCACCGCAGTCCAGCAAGAAAAACTGGTGGGACAGCTTGGCTAGCACGGCATAGCCCAGTTCGTCCTTACCGCGACCGCTGGGGTCGATGGCTAAAACGATCCCATCGTACTTTGTGGGCTGTCCCACACGGGACATGGGTCGGTAGTAGCGGTCGCCACTAAAGCCAAGGGTCTCGATGTCCCACTCCAGTGTCCGGTCAGAAGCGTAAACCAGCTTTTCGAATCCGTGAGTATTGTCAAGGTCGTCAACGATTAAGTCCGACAGCTTGAGCGGGTAGCGATTGGCATCGCTAATGGAGGTGTCTAGTTGGAACTGGAGGGCAAAGCCAGAACGACCGTAGGACAGCTCCCGTTCCTCTAGGTCTAGGTCGCTAAAACGCTTCGGATCGACTGGAGACCCCTCCTCCAGTTCTAGATTGCCCACAAAGGGCGCTAGGCGCTCGCCATAGCTCTTTCGTTGCTTGGCTGATGGTACCCTAGCTGGCCAGATCCTCGTTTGATAGCCGCGCTCTGGGAGGATTGTATAGATACTCTCCGCCGACTGGGGGGTACCCAAGAACAGGACCTTGCTGGACTCCCCGGGCTTGAGGACCGCATCAAACTCCTTGATGGACTCCAGCAGCTTCTCGCGCATGCCGGGGGTCCACGAGTTGTTGGCGACCTCGATGTCGTCTGCTACGACGAGGTTCGCTCGGCTACCAGTGATCTGACCAGTAATACCAACCGAACGAACAGACGGGGCATGAGAAGCAGGAGCAGGGCCGACATCGAATGCAATCTTTGAGTTGCGCTGCTCGCCCTTGGGGGCAAGGTGGTTGAGGAAGGGTAGTTCGTTGATCAGACGCAGGGTAAAGGTCGTAAAGTCGTCTGCGCGTGTCTTGGATGCAGATACAACGAGGATGTTGTCGGCTGGGTTGTGGTAAAGCCACCACAAGACATAAGCCGAGGTAATCCACGACTTGCCGACACCACGATACGCTTGGACGATAGAACGCTTTGGCCCATACTGCAAGTAACTTGCAATATCGTACTGGACTGGCGTTGGATCGGGAAGTCCTAATCCTTTCCAGCATAGGAAAACAAAGTTCCTAAAGTCCCTTAAGTCAATCTTACCCGCCATACTGCTTCATGTCGTCAGCGTTAAACGGAAGGATCTTGGCCAGATTGTCCAATCCGCTGTCTTTTACAGGGATAGCCTCGATGCCGTTGTCTTTCAGCATCTGCCTAGCCACATTCAGTTCCGCCGCTGTAGCCTGCCCAGATCTAATACGGATAAGTAGATCTTTTACAAGCTCTTCGTGTAGCTGCGAGAAGAGTAGGTTTAGGTCGTTCATGGGAACACATATTTGGCGACAAAGCTTGTGCCAATTCCAATAGCCGCCGCCCAGCCCAAAAACCACGCTCTGCTAAGCTCAAGCTCAGCAATACGGTTTTCTAGCTTAGCGATGCGCTCAGTTAAGTGGGTTTGATTGTGGGCCATAGTCTCAATTTTGCCTTCGATTCTTCCAATTGCGACTAATACTTCCACAAGGTTTGCGTCAACTCTATCCATTATTGGTTACCAAACTCGCCAGCGCGGCGCTCTTGAGGTTGCAAAATGGTAGGAACAATTCCACCAAGTGCTGCTTGTTGTTTCTGCGCATCAATGTCGTTGAACAGTGTGCGCAGTTTCTTGTCCTTCAGTCGCAGTTCGTTAAAGGCGGCTGCACGGTAGCGGTACAGAAGACCCTTTAACATGAGAGTTCGCGGAGATTCGATCAGGTCGCTTTCGGTTGTTGCCGCTGCACGCTGATACGCACCGCTCTTAACAAGATCGTTGATTGCCTGCTCAATGGTCTTGCCACCAAGCTTGACGGTTCCAACTAGCTCTTGATAGTAGTCGTAGGCATTGCGTCCGTTTTGGAGACGAATCTCCGACAGGTCAACGCTTTCGCGATACCGAGACGGCGCTCCGAAGTTCAAGCGCTGAGCAACCATTTCGTTGTACGCGACATCGCTGATCATGTCCGACTTAGTAATCGGGATCAGCAAGTCGGGTCCGGCCATCTCCTTGCGCTTACGGATGCGGCCAAAGATGTCACGCTTAGGCAGTAGCGTTTCAGACATGCCGGGGATGCGGTTGTAGATCGAGTCCACAATCATGCCGACGACATCTGTGTCCGTATCGCGCAGGGTCGGGTCAACATATGCAGCGTTGATCGTTCCCAACAGGTTGGGGATGTAGGCCGATGTGGCCGCTGCAACGAAACGCGACCCGTGTTTTGAAGGATCAGTAAGCGCCTGCATAAAGCGCTCAATACCCTGCAAGTAGGTCTTGTTGGTCAGGTTGTTAGCCATAGCCACCAGCGTTCCGGACACAGCCGCAGAAGCGCGATCATCATTATCGATGCTATCTGGGTTGTACTCGTGGTTAAGCGCCAAGTCGGCCATGATGCCCAACATCGTGGCTACAGGTTCGATGCGGTTGTAGGCGTACCAAGTGCCGTCAATCTTAATCGAGTACGGTTGCCAACCAGTTGCCTCCAAAGCGCTGCGCTCGCCCTTATTGCTGGGTCCGCGACCGCTAATGAGACCAGATTGCGCAGCAAAGTACGCAGTGCCGAACACACCAATACCGAGTGTCATGCGGCCAATCGCATCAGCACGAGTGCCCGGGTCTGTGCTGTTAAACTCACGCAGCCAGCGAGTTTGAATCTGCTCAAACTTAGAGGCTTTGTCGGCAGGAATGTCCTTAAGCTTACGAAGGATTGCCGGAGCATTCGTAACCATAGAAACAATCGGTGCCATGGGCGTGCGGTTAACAACAAACAACGCTCCGTTGACTGGTGTCGTGATAAACGGAGCAATGATGCGAATACCGGGGTATTCTTCCGCAAGCTGATAAATACGCTTTTGCCACTTAAACTTAGCTTCAGAAGTAAAGGTGGCTTCGCGTGCCTTTGAGATAGACTCGTTAGCAAAGCCGATTAGCTCTTCGCCACTTAGACCCATCTCTTCGTTAAACTGGTTTAGCTTTGCGGTAACAATGACATCCGCTTCGGCCTTAATTTCTTTGCGGACCTTTGACGGCACATCCGCAACAGAAGCGTAGCCGCGCTTTGTCAGCGCCTCTACCATAGCTTCTTCGCGGAAGCGTTCCATGTTCTTAAACGATTGATCGCCAATCATGGTGTCAATCACACGATCAACATGCTTGCCGTAGTCGCTAGGCGGAATGTTGGTTTCGCGCAGCTTTTTCAGCACCTTAGCCCGCATGTGGCCACGGTACTGCACTTGCTTCCAGAACTCGTCCTGCGCCACAATAAGACGCTGAGGAGTATTGGTGACGGCACCAGCAATGTCACCGAACTTTGTCAAACCTGCGGCAACCTTGCCGTTTTGATCGACAAACTGTCCGACAGCGCTGGGGAATCCATCGCGCAACATGTAGTTGCGTACATTTTCTCCAGTGATGCTGCGGCCCCGTGTCTTGTTGCTGAGGCCAAGAACCGCCGCTTGCGAAGCTGTGCGGTCGGAGATGCCGATGCTGCGGCTTTCACGCAACGAACGCATCGCAGCGCTGAAAGCATCT